CAATCCAACGCTTGCTAAAGAATCCTTCAGTCGCAGAGCTGGCGATATCAAACTTGGTCTTCCAATGTTCAAGCTCTTGTAATTCAGCTAATCTTGAAGGATTGTTGAGACTTAAGTTGAATGAAAGTAGATCTGCGCCGCGATAGCCCAAAGTAAATAAATGAATAATTCCGACCTTCTCAAGCTCTGCGGTTATAGCTCTCTGCAGTCTTTGAATTGTTCTTGAAAAGCGAATATCTTTTTGTGATAAAGTTGTCTCGTCTTCAGAATCATCACCTCGTGAAAGATAAGAGGCCGGGACCTTCAAGGCAGAGAATAGTTTGTCTCTTAGATACTTAACATCATCGATGTCTCCAGTATAGGTGCCGCCTGGCAACGTCTCAACTCTAGATGACTGGCCGCCTCGTACTGGAATGTAATAATCTTCTTCTACACTTAGCGGATTATAACGTAAATCTACTCTTCCTGTGTCCGGATCAACAATTTGGTTACGCTTCATTTGCGTAAGTACTTTTTGCATGTAACTCTCGACATCAGATGGATTAATTGAACCGACGTCGATATAAAATACTCTTCTTTCTGGAGACCTTACAATGCGGTATGCCATCATGGCATCTTCAATCAAGGTAAGTTGTCGCCAAATTCTTCGGGCCGGCTCAAGGATGGAAGTACCATATGGCGCATATCTATCATTTCCCAAAACTCTGAAGTGTGCAACCTGCCAATTTTCAAAAGTCATTCCAGCGTCATTCCATTGAAATTGAATATAATTTGGATTTGTCCTATCTTCCCCCTCCAATCTTTCAACCTGTGAGGGGGGAATGCCAGTTACATATTTAATACCTTCATTGTCGTCGATGTCTAGATAGAGAAAAAAATCACCATATTTACACATTGTACGACACCAACCAAACAAATTGAAATCAATATTCATTATATTATGATATAAAGTTTCCAATACATGTTTGATTTCATCATTGGGGCATTTAATAGCTAATAGTGGAGTCAGGTAAGTTGAAGTTGTCATCTCATCCGCATATATATCCAAAGCAGATGCGATTTCTGGAGTGTATTCCATTTGGTCAAAATCAATATAGCGATCGGCACGATTTTGATTTGCCATATAGGCAGCTTGCATGGCCTCATAAGGAGTGCGCGTGTCTTTCTTAAAAGACTGGCCGCTAGCAGATTTGAAGCGAGCGCTTACTCTGTCTAGTTGATGTCTTTTTAATTTTCGTGGTGTTTGGCGGCGGAAGTCGACGAGCGGACCAGAGAGGAGTCTAGTAAGCTTTTTAAATAACTCACTTTCATTATTCTTGGGATTGTGTTTTCTGTCAGCCATATATTATCCTTTCAGCAGCCATATAAATTCTTTATCTATTTTTTTAATATTATCTTTCTTTATTTGTTCGTAACCTGTCATCCCGGGAATACTAGTATTCAAGGTGGTGGAACTTTTCGTCATTGAACTTAAAAAAGCTTTCTTGTATTCAACTTCTCTTTGGTTGGCATTAAAGACTGTATCTCTAATCCAGCAGCCAATTGCGCAAGATGTTATTAAATCATCATTATATTTTTTCATAGCTTGCGGTCGACCACTGTGCCACACAAAAGTTTTCATCTCATTATACAGCCTCTTGGAATATATTTTAATTAGTTTATTTCTAACTAATTCTTCCATTTTTGCTATAACTAAAGGTCGTGTCTTGGAAGTCATACTAAAACCCGGGACTGCATTCGATGCATATTCTCCCGTAACCGGATCAACATAGTCATGCGAACTTTTGTATGAATAATATAAATTAGGATATCCGGATTCATGAAGCTTATCCAAGACAGTCCAGCCAACAGAATTATTTTCTACAGCCAACATACAATTTCCGTATTCCGAACCCACCTGAGCCAGTAAATTTGCAAAGATATCCAACGTTGGCTTCCCTTGGTACTCGGCGGCAATTTCCATTGTCTCTATGTTAAAAACATGAAAAGCAGAAAAGTCCTTGCCATCGCCTCTTGCGACATCGGCTACTAACAAATAATTCTGTTCAGGATTATATTCTTGCCAAATCCAAAAATTTCGATCAAAGCCAGTTTTATGTTTCGGATCACACATGGTACTTTCAATGCGTACCATATCGTCCGGATGAAAAACTGTCTCACCAGACATATTAAAGTTACATTCTAGCTCCTGTGCTATTTGGCGACGAGACATATTTTTTGTCTCGTTTTCGAACCAAGCCTGGTCGCGGTCGGGGTGTACATCCCACGGCAATATTGTGCCGAAAAAATCATTCTTACTTTCTTCTGTATCGATATACGTTTGGTGAAACCAATTGCCCACACCATTTGGCGTGGATAAGGCAATACAGCGGCCGCCAGTTGAAAGCGTCGGATACAGGCCTGTCCAAAGTTCATCCAAACCCTCGACATGTGCGGCCTCGTCAATTACCAACAAGGACAGGGCTTCTGAACGGCCGGCGTCTGCACTAGTTGAAGATGCCTTAATCTGAGATCCGTTGGTTAGTTCAAATGAAGTTCTGTTATCAACACTAATATTTGATATCCGCACCCACTCAGGAAGGTTCTTAATAATAGCCTTAACCTTTTTGACCAAATTAGAGGCCGTACTAAATTTAGTAGCAATAACAAGAATATTCTTGTCTCGATGAAACATCATCATCCATACAACATAAGCTGCTGTAATTGTTGATATTCCTAGCTGACGGGCTTTTAAAATAACGTTAAAACGATGATCATTAAATTTACCAATTAGATCTTCTTGGTAATCATACATATTAAAAGGTATCAAACCCAGCAAGGGGTGTGATATCTTAGCATAATTATTAATAAAGTAAACAGGATCTTTACCAGATTTTATTACTTCTTTTATTATCTGGTCTTTCGAAGGCGTATAGCTCATTTTTTAGCCCCTCTGGTTTTTATTTGAGGGACGCTTACCCCATCCTCCCTGGCTTAAGAACTGCTTGAATTTACCCTCTAATCTTTCCTCGGAAGGCTTAAGTCGATCTTCTACGTCTTTCATTCCACCAATCTTATAAACTTTTGCAACGGTGGTAAACACTCTGACGCGAGAGGTTGACTGGACTAAAATATCTACATCGTCGCCAGCAGTCAAAGAAAGAGAATTGCCAGTTACCTTCTTATACTCTTTTTTAAGCCACTTGGCAATATCTGCACAAGTCCTGTTACATTCATTTTCAAAATTTGTGGTATACACATCTTTCAATTTGATGTCGGATTGATAAGAAACAATAAGATTGTTACCATCAATTCTGCATTTAAATCCGTCCATGGTTCTGGAATCAAGCACAGGATGGCCCTCCTCTCTCTTAAGACCAATTTTAATTGGCTCGCCCTTGTCGTCTAATGCGCCATCGTATGCATTAGCCGCCGCTTGGGCGATTCCTCTAATAATATCTAAAGTTACTTGTGACATTTAATTATCTCCTGGTCTCCAGCCTTTAAGCCATCTTTCTTCTCTATTCTCAACATATTGTATATAGCACTTTTCGCAACACTCATATTTTAGCATGTACATATCGTCCTGCACCTTGAAAGAATATTTTTCGCAAACGGGACAATTTCTATTTGAATCTCTATTAATTAGTTTTTTAGATACTAAAAAACCATCAATTTCAACCTTTTGTGTTTCTTCTTCTTTAAGACGTTGCTTTTGATCTATTAATTTTAGTTGTTCAAGATATTCTTTTTCTTTTTCTGGATCCCAATTTGATTTAGGATTTTGTATGGCCTCTGCACCATATTTTTGTTTTATTGCCTTTTCCAGACGTACGACATAATCCAAATCCTTCTTCACTCTTGCACCTCAACGGCGGCATAAAATATTCCAATAGATAATAATGCGCCAGTAACAAGACCTAGTGCAGCCCACAAGGCAGCATAATCATTGGGACTTTCTGTTGCTATTTCTTGAAGGCGCGCTATCTCTTCTGTTTTAATAGTTATCACTGAGTCACTGCTTTCCTTCAAGCTGTCATATCTGGCCTGCAGAGTTGACAATCTTAGGGTATAATCTGCCTCTATCTTCTTAAGCTCATAATCTAATTTGAGCTGATATTCCATCAAAGAATACTTTTTATCCGTATTGATTTTTGCGGCCGCAACAGGATCCAATAGAATACCAGTATACGGCGCTTTTTGATTTATAGACAGCGCGGTAATTTGTCCTTCGAGACTTTCCACCTCCTGCGCTTTGATCTGTATCGGAGTAAATATAATACCCAAACATAATAGAGTGCTCAATAAAATCTTATACATTTTATACCTCAAATAATCTTTTCATCTCTTCAGCCAACGCTGAAGGATCATCTTTGTATTCGCCCACAAGCTTATGAATTTCTTTTTGTTTCTTTTTGGAAAGCTCGTCAACCTTAATATTATGTTCTTTTTCAAGATTTTTTAAGGTTTCTTGATAAATTAAAACTATTTCCTCTCTTCGTTTCAACTCTTTCTCATGTGCTAGCTTCATTGCCTCGATCTCTTTTTGATAACTTTCTTTTGTTATATCAAGTACTTCGAGAACATTGGCGTTAGATCTTCTGAAAATCAACCATAAAGCAATAGTATAGATCAGCACTGCCGGTATATACCAGTAGTGCTTAATCCAAGTCCATGCTTTTTTCCAAAACATTCTTAATTAGCCATTCTTCCAAGCTTTGGCCAAGTCGACCGCAGCTTGAGAGCCGATATAAATTACTGTCACAGCAACCCAATCTTCGCTATGAAGGGATCCCTGCAGGGCCAAAAAAGTTGCTGTACCCCAAGCAAGAAGCTTCCTGCTAACTAATTTATCTAATACTCCGTCAACAAATTCTCTCATGATAGTTCTCCTTGTTAGTAAATAGTTTAATGACTTACATTTGCAAATCTGTCTTTTTTCTCAATAATTATCTGTGTATCGACAATATCTTTTAAACTATCTAGGTGTGAAATAAGTAGTACAGTCTTGAACTGTGTCTTAATCATATCTAAAATTCTAATGAATCCTTCCATATTTTCCTCGTCCAAGGCAGTGCCGGGCTCGTCTAAAATAAATATGTCTCCCTTCGGAAGAGTAGATATATTTAATAGCGCCAAGCGAATAGCCATGGCGGCGATCGTCTTCTCTGCTCCGGAGCCCATTTCAATTGGCCTAGCATCATATTCCGGATGCTTAATTAAGATGTCCAACTTTGTATCCTCGTTAACGAACATAATTTCGAACTCAACAATATTTGTAAGAATCTTCGATACTTCTGAATTGATTAAAGGCAAACGTTTTTTAATAATGTCGTAAGCAATTCCATTTGCATGCATACAGCGCATAAATAAATCATAGGCCGAATATTGTTCTTGCATATCTTTGTATTCTTCCTGCTCTTGTTCAACCTTTTCAAGTTGCTGTTCGAGCGAGCCATTTGCTTTATACAAATCTAATACCTTTTTTTGGCACTGTCCATGCTTCATCTTCTGATCTTCTATCTTGTCTTTCAGTACTTTTTTTCTCTCCAGCAAACTTTCGAGATTTTCTATAGCCTCTTTATTATCTTCGTATTGCTGTCTTTTGATACTCATTTCATTAACAATATTATTAGATTTGAGCATCCTTGTCTTATTCTTTTCAATCGATAGCTCCAGAGCAGATATCTCATTTTGTGTCGATGTTCTCTTTTCAACAACCTGCTCATACTTTGTAATATAATCATTAATTTTGTCTGGCTTTAAATCAGTTACAATATTCTGCTTTTCCTTCTTTGAGGCAGACAATTTCTCTACTGCAACAATTGTGCCGACGAGACCCTTCTTGGCTGTATACGCATCTTTAATGAATCTACAATGTGAAAATTCTGAACCGCATGGCACTTCATTTAAAAGCTGTATCTTTTTCTTTTGCCTTTCTAGTTGGCCTTCGAACCGGAGGATTTCTTTTTCGATTTCATCAAGTCTTTCATAATTCTCCTCAATAAGCTTCTGTTTTTCTTCAAGCGAAGCGACATCAAAAGCTTCCAAGAATTTTGCAAGCTTGTTAAACATCGTTTTGCTTTCTTGTAATTCTTCATTTGATTTTTTATTTTGCTCTTTGTATTTATTTAGCAGCCCCTGTTGAGCATCCAGTGCTCTTTCTATCTCTGAAATATTAATTATTTCCGTCGGAAGAGAACGAATCTTGGCATCAATATCTGAATATTCATCCAACATTTGTTTTACTTCATTTTGAATGTTTTCACATTCTCTTTCTTTAGTTAGTTTAAGTGTATCATTTCTGGCGAATTCCGTTCTGGCTTTTTTAATTTCGCTCTCAAACTCTCTTGTTTCAGAACGACGAAGGAGGCCTCTCATATCAGACGCGTCTTCTTTTG